TAACACATCTAACCCTGCACAGTCAATCTTTCTTTTCGTTAAATTGTAATGATTTACGATGCCTCGGTACTTTCCTTGTGCTGCGGGTTTATGGACGCCCTTTAAAAGGTCATTATTCTCGTTAATAGGGGCACTTAGGGGGATAGAATAGGCTTTGTTCATTGCTTTCCATAGTGCCTTAAGGGCTTCGAGTTGGACGTCGTAGAAGCCCAGGAACTGCCCCAGTTTACTACCATGGACTTCGCCTACCCAAGTGGGTCTTTCTCCAAATCCACGCTTCACATAGGTTTTATTATATTTTGTGTAATAGGCGTTGGAGATCTCTACACCGACTGAAGCGAGATTGGTTACTCTGCTTCCTGCTTGCCACGCTGCGTGTTGCGTATCGAGCAGTTGATAGATTGTTCCATCGTTGTCAATGCAGAAGTGAACTGATGTTCCCTTGCGTTTCATAATCTTTTCGCAAGACTTGGATGATAGGCACACATCCCAATGGTTAACGAACATCTTAACATCTCGTTTGGGCTTGCCAGCGAAGTTATAATAGGTTCCTGGGTCGCACGTGAGACCTCCTTGTTGAGACCACAGGACAACCTTGTCCCATTCGATGGGGATGATCTCAGAGTTGCAAATAATATGCGAGCCGTGACACGCTGGGATTTCTTCTGGGAGGTAGTCGTCAATGGATGCCTCTCTTTCGGTCCAGACCCTACGGAAGGACATCGGTCCAATAAGTCCATCGATCTTAAGTTTGCGATTACGTTGCCACTTTTTAATTTCTTTGATTAAGTCCTCATCAAAATATCTTGCCCCAAACCAATGTGGTTTCCAGCCAAGTTGTTTGGAAGACATCTGATTATAAAATATTTTATCTACAGCCATTTTTCATTCCTCATACAATTTCATCTACTATGCCCATCTCAAGGGCGTCGGTTGCGCTTAAGTAAATATTCTTACCTGACTTAAAATATTTATTTAAAGAGCGCATCGAAATATTTGTTTCCTCAATAAGGCGTTTTTTGTATTGGTCTTGGAGATATCTGATCTCCTCCATTTCATTTTCGAGGGAGAAGTATGATCCTTCACACCCCGCGACGACTGAATGGATCATCACTCTACAGTTTTTTCCAATCCTTCTTTTGCCCTTTGTCCCTGCCGCCAAGAGTAGGACACCAGCCGACATTACTTTTCCAATCCCAAATGTGTGGACTTCGCAATCCCGCTTGATATCCCTTATTGTATCATATATAGAAAAGAGTTCAATGATTGAACCACCATATGTAGACATAATTATTTCGATGGGAGTTGTTTTATCCTCCTCTTCTCCTCCCAACTTTAATGTATACAGGGTTTCTATAATTTCTTTGACGTACTCTTCTTCAAGATCCCCCATGATTGACATTATTTTCATTCTATCCTCTTATCGTGATATTCCACAATCTTTATCCCCTCTTCAGTATAATAAAGATCCCTAACTCCCTCCATAATATCATCAACCAAGTTAAAAACGTATTCAAGTTGACGTTGTTTGGGCATATTTCCCCCTGTTTCCTGAAAAGTAAACTTTATGAGTCCATGTACTTTAAATAGTTTTCCCACATAAACTACGTTGCCTTCCTGATGTTTATGGGCATCAATGATATCTTTCATCACTGCTGTAAAAAAGGGATTTGTAAAATCAGGTTTTAGTTTCATGTTCTCCCTCATCACCAACATGAGTCATTGCCGTTTCCCAGTCTGTCCATTTTACAACATGACCATAAGTTTTCATTCTGGCGGAAATGGATTTCAGAGATAACGATCTTGCCCTTTGGCGCATCTCCTCAGTTTTTAGCCAGATATTTTCATTGTGTTCTGTGAAAGACATATCCCACTCCCTCATGAATTCATCGACTTCCTCGACAGAAAATCGAGTAAGAAGATTATAACGAACATCCTTTAAAACCTCTTCTAGGCTTTCTGATACGATGGAGGTCCACTTCTTTGCATGTTTAAACAAAATATCTGCGTCGGACAATGCTTGAAGCGATATCTTCTCTGCCTGAATCAAAACTAATGCTCCACGAAACCTTACAAAAAAATGAACCAGTCCTGATCTTAAAATATATCCCAGAAAGAAACCAACAAATAAATCTTGTGAAAACTCCATTATCCCTCCATTCGTTATACATAAGAATAATACCACATTTTCAGACTCAAGTCAAGAAAAAAGAGGCAACCTTTCGATTGCCTCTCTTGAGAGAATTTATATATTTTCTATTAATCAGTTGTCCCAGAACCAGTTAGAGTATACATATCATCAGGAGCGATGGTTGTAAGTTCTGCGAATACCTCATAATCAGTTCCCGCAACGCTGGAAATATAAACCTCTTTGCACTTCACATTGAAAGTATGCTTTTCCAAAGAGAACCCCTCTGAAGGAATGGTAATAAAATGAAGTCCACTGATTACATTTCCAGCAGATGCCGGGACAAAATGAACCCTACAGGAGTTGGCACCACTGTTAAAGACTGTAATCGATTTTGTTATAGCAGGGAAAGAAATCTTATCTTCAGCGCCTGCGCCCAAGGTAGAACCCGTTACCCAGGGCAAGCCAGATACTTGATAAGAACCAACATTATGGAGACCTGCTCTATAATTTTTCAACTTACTTGCTCCTGTTTTTCAATAGTCGAGCAGCAACTCGTTTCATAACTTCCTGAACGATGGTTTCAGTATCTTCCACTTCGTCCTCGACAGGAACTTCTTCCACTTCGTCCTCGACAGGAACTTCTAATTCCAATTCGTCTTCAACTTCTACCTCTTCTTCGCCTTCGACATCTACGACGACGCCTGTGACGCCCTCAATAGCATCAGCGATGGCTGAGACGAGTTCTTCTACCTTGCCTTCCATGTCGCCAAGAGGCTCTTCGGGAAGTTCTTCGGGGACCTCTTCAACATCGACGACATCTTCAAGATCTACATCGCCACCGAGTTCAAGGTCTAACTCCTCTTCCTCATTGACTTCGTAGTCTTTAAAGTGACCGCCAACGGTGCCAGCTTTCTTTTCAACTCCATCCTCTTCCTCTCGCCGGTATTCTTTAGCTTTACTGCCCCATCCTTCACCAATAAAATCATTGCCGATGGCTTCCATATTTGCCAACTTCATAAAGCGTCGGACTGTAGTCTCATTCAACAGGTTCTTTTTCTTACTCATTTTGTACCTCTTCTTTTTCTTACTCATTTTGTACCTCTCCTATTTTTAGATAAAATGTAAACTCACCATATAAATAGTGTTTAATTAAACAAAATACCTTTGAGATTTGAATATTTGTATTTGTGTTCTCTATAACTATTTCTTTAAAATATTTTTTCTTATCCTCAGAAGAACTTCGTCGATTATTTGTTTAACACGAGGTGGAGTTCGATTTATTCTTAAACCTATTTCTCGAAGAGTGAGGGGACCGTGTTTCTTAACAGTAATGAGAGTGCAGTTGTTATCCCCCTCGTATGAAATCCACTGGCGACAATCCCTATTGGGACAAGATACATCTTCTTCTAGACACAGGGCGGCACACTTTTTTAAATCACTCATAGGTCTGGGTGCTCCTTTTCTAGTAAATCAAAAATGCTTTCGACTTCGGTGTCGTCAAGAGCAAATTTACTTTTTAATTCTTTTTGACTTTTATATTCTTTTTTGATGTCTTTTCTCTGTCTTTTACTCTGGACTTCATTCTTATCTTTCCAATCTTGGACGAACTCTAAAACCCTCTCGTCCTCCACAATATATCCCTCCATCATCATTCGATAAAAGGCTACTTGTGTCAGACCATCATAGTGAAGTTTTATTTTCAAATCAGCGTGTGACTTTTCAGTAGCAGTAAAAACTATTTTTTTAAGTTTGTCTTTCTCTGTGATACTCATTTAGACCTCAATAAAATATGGGTATTGCTTTCTATTGCCCCAGCGGCGGTTTGTCGAACAAACTTTGCCTTTGCCTGAAGTTCTGCGATGTTGGAAGCACCAGAATATGATAGTCCTGATCGAATGCCTCCCTTGAGATCCTCCATTACAAGACCTACGGTGCCCACATATGGAACAATGGAAGAAATACCTTCGGGAGTTGAAGAAGCCCCTCGCCAGTCCATTTGTGCGTCCTCACTCGCCATCCCTCGATACTCTTTCCAAAATCTTCCATCGCGCTCAATCTTATTGCCGGGGGCTTCGTCGGTCCCCGCCAAGAGAGATCCAAGCATTACGAAGTCTGCTCCTGCGGCAAGAGCCTTTACGATATCTCCCGATGAGCGAATTCCTCCGTCAGCAATGATTGAAACATTCCTATCGGATTTAGCACACTGGAAGATTGTTTCAAGACCAGGCATACCGTGACCAGTTTGGATTCTGGTGGAACAGATGCTTCCCCCTCCGATATTGCAACGGATGCTGTCTGCCCCCCAATCTGCTAAATCATTAAATCCTTCCAGGGTTGCAACATTTCCCGCCATAATGTGAATGGTTTGCCCAAACCAACCCCGAAGTCTCTGGATTGCTTCCTTCACAAAAATATGGTGCCCGTGGGCAACATCGATGCACAAAAAAGAAGCACCAGCCTTGGCGACGTCACGCGCTCGTTTAAAATAGTCATCAGTGGCTCCGATGGCGGCTCCAACAGGGTGTGCTGCTATTTCAACCATTTTGCACTGCTCTTCTATTGAGCAATAACGATGAATAATGGCGGTTCCTCCTTCTCTTCTTATAGCAATAGCCATATCAAGCTCCGATACTGTGTCCATTGGAGACGCCAATATTGGAGTAGGTCTTGGAATGTCCCCCAAAAAAGAAGTTAATTCAATCTGGCTGCGGCTTGCAATCTCGCTATATTGCGGAACAAGCAGAACGTCGTCATAGGTGAGTGCTTCTTTGAGTTTCACAGCGTCCCTCCACTTTTTTTACTAATCTTCCCAGATACCACCATCTCTTTCTTATCCATCGGTACTTCCCAACGCCCCATCACCTCGATTAGAAATGGTGATTGGCTCATCATAAAGCTCTGTTGCTTCCCTCATTCTAAAATGAACCACAGGGATCATTACCAGTTGGGCAATCTTATCTCCCGGTTGGAGGGTTCTGATTGTGCTTCCTACATTGTGAATGTCAATAAAGATTTCGCCATCGTAACCAGAATCAATACAGTGAGCACCCACAACCAACTGCTTCTTGGAGGCTATGGAGGATCGATTCATAACCTGGACCATATATCCATGAGGGATTCCCAGGCGGATGCCGGTTTGCAATAATGTTTTTCCATTGGCTGGTTCAATAGGCACTGGTTCATTATCTGATGGATTAAAGAAAACATCTAAACCAGCATCAGATGGATTTGCCCTGGTGGGCACTACAACGTTTTCTCGCACTTTAACAAATTCTAAAATCATCTCTCCTCCTTGTGTTAGATCTATTATAATATAAAAGTCTTTATAAGTCAACAACTTACCTGTATTATCCCAACAGAATCATATTCTTTCTAATATTATTAATAGAGAACCCCCATTGTTCATCATATTTTACCCTCGCCATGTAAGGTCTATTAATATGGATTACATCTCGCTGTGGCGACACTCCCCAGCACTTAACACTTGTGAGTTGGCTGTTTGAATCAATCACATTCATAATGTAGAAATCTTTATCGTTACGAGTTTTCTTTGCTATCAATTCCCTCGGGATAAACCAAACAAGTTGTAACTCTTCATCGTAGTCAGAAATGGGGAGAACAAATCTTCCCTCCAAATCCTTCTGCATCTCATCATCAACCACCTTCTGGAGGGGGAAAAGACCGGTCAAGTCAACAAGATATTCAATCTTCTCCTCCTCGGTAAAATCTCCCTCCCCATAAAATAACTCAATGTTCGTGTGAAACTTCTTTTTGGTCTTTGGTCTATCAACTGCGACTGCTGACCAGAAGTGTTTCAGACCGTTGAACCTCTCATCCACAAGGCAGTTGAGGGTTTGTGATCTGCATAAGACATCCAGTGCTTTTTTGTTCAATTTGGAATATACAATGTTCTCGTTAAAGATGAAGTCCTCAATACTTGAGAAAGGTCTTGCCCTCAATATTTGTTGGATTGCTGCTTCTCCAAGACCCTTGATGGAAGTTAGGGGTTGGATTAAAGTATTGTCGTCTAAAATATCCCACTGCATCCCAGAGGTGTTAATATTTAATTCTTGAATATTAAACCCAAAGTTCTTTGCGATTGTAATCGCTTTCTCTTTTCGTGTCTCGGGTTCTTTATCGAGGAAAGATGCCATCCACTCTACGGGATACTTGTGGAATAACCAAGCGCACTGATATGATAGGATTGAATAGGAGATTGCGTGAGACTTGTTGAATCCGTATCCTGAGAAGTATTCAATATTGTTCCAGAGTTTTTCTGCCTTGTTTTTGGAGAGTCCCTTCTCTACACAACCCTCAACAAACTTCAAACGGATCTTTTCTTTTTTCTTTTCGACCTCGCCAGTTCCCTTCTTGGTGAGGAGTTTACGGAGAGTGTTGCCTTCGTCAAGAGAAATACCCTTTCCAAGTCTATGAGCAAGCAACGCAATCTGCTCTTGGAAAATCATAAACCCGTAGGTTTCTTCTGTAACTTCCTGAATGATCTCGTGATCATACTTGATGTATTGAGGTGCTCCGATTGCCTCAACATACTTCTTATCAACGCCAGCGGAAAGAGGACCGGGACGATAGATAGAGGTGATGGCGGCAATATCAATAATGGTATTGGGCTTTGCCTGTTTGCAAAATCGTTGTGCTCCTCCTTCTGTAAACTGGAAGATTCCAGCCCACTTCCCCTTATGAAAAATATTTTTATAAATGTCCTCGTCATTAAAATCAATCACATCTGGGTGGATATTTTTGTCGTAGAATTCTTTGATGTCCTTGAAGGTTGGTTCGCTGTTGTTGTGGTGCCTCTTTAAAATGTGACTGATACAAGTCTCCATCATTCTCAAAGAAGCGAGACCAAGAATATCAAACTTAATGAAGCCAAGAGGTTCAAGATGTCTGACGTTCTGTCCCTCCGACCAAGGAGTCTGTGTTACGCCCCTGGAAGAGATCAGGGGCATATGCTGGTTGAGGTTGTCAGCAATAACAACTCCACCTGCGTGTCGTGAGAGGCTCCTGACTTGTCCGTACAGGTTGAGAACGTGAGTTTTAATATCTGGATATTTCTTGAGGAATTTTCGGAGCGAATCCGAATACTTCATTACCTCTTCAAATGTGGGAGTATACACCCCTGCTGTAATCCCGTGGTCCTTCTTTGCTTTGGGGGTTGCCTCGAACATCATCCTGCCTGTTACGGCATTGACCTCTTTGAATGGAACCTCATAGAACTTTGAGATGTCCTTGATGAGAGAACGAAGTTGAAGCGTGTTCCAGTTGGAAATCGGAACAACAACATTCTTGCCCCACTCCTCGGCAAGTTGTTCTTTAAGTTCCATTGGTGAGGAAACATCGTAATCAATATCAGGATAGTCTACTGCGTCTTCCCGAAGGAAGCGAGAGAAGAGCAAATCATACTTAATTGGATCAACCTGTGTGATGCCGAGAACATAGGAGGTAAGAGATCCTGCTGCGCTTCCCCTTCCCGCGCCCACAAGTTGAATAGACGAAGCCTTATCCGCTATTGCTTTCATTGTTAGAAAGTATTTAGCGAAGCCTCTATTGTTGATTATTGTAAGTTCCCTTTTTAGTCTGTCGACATATTCTTTCTTACCATCGAGCGTATTTTGTCTAAGACCCTCGATACTTTGTTCAACAAGCGCCGCTGGTGCGTCTTTACCTCTTGGTACAACAAAATCAGGAAGACGAACAGTACTATCAGGATAAAATCTTTCAATCCGTCCATGAGCCACCTCGTGTGTTCTTTCAATAGATTTGAGAATTAAGTCGTCGTCGTATGATACATTACAGCTTTTAGAATATTTCTGATAACTCTCCCACATATCGTCACCGTTCTTGGGGTAGAGTTCATATCCAACTTCTTCAACACTCTTAGGTAAATATGAGTCAAAATCTTTTCGCTTAGAAAGGTGCCCCAGTTTTCTATAAAGAATCCGATCTTTCCAAAGCTCGGGGCGAGGATAATGACTGTCGGCAGTTGAAACTAACGGAATATTAAATTCTTTACAGATCTCAATGACAAACTTATTTACTTGATGTTGCTCTGGAATGTTGTTCCATTGCAGTTCGCCATACCATCGATCACCAAAGATATTGAGGAAGTTGTCTGTTGTATCTCGCATTGCTGCGAGGATTGCTTCTTCGCCCCCATCTTTATTTCGCCAGAAGTCACCAGCATAGATTCCACCAAGACAGGCAGACGTAGCGATGATGCCTTCGTTGTGTTGGTCGAGCATTTCATAATCGACACGCGGAAAGCGATAGAAGTTTTCACCGGAGAATGACTTGGAAACAAGTGTGAAGATGTTGTTCAGACCTGTTTGGTTCTGGGCGAGGAGGACAAGGTGATTGCGGCGGTTTAGGATTGACTTTCTTTGTCGGTTCTCGTCTTCGACGATTGTACCGCTTTCATCATCTTTGATTAGTTTTTTATTCTTTTTGTCCTCGGCAATCTTGTCTCGTGCCTCGGTCCAATCTTTGATGGAGGGATTAAAGTATGCCTCGACCCCGAAGATGGGCTTAAAGTCCTTGCCCTCGGCATTCATTTTCTTGGCTGCGAGGACGCTATGTGGCAAAGAATTCGCGTTCCCGTGCTCCGTGATAGCCATTGCATCCATACCATTTCCATACGCAAACTCGAAATGTTCCTCTGGGTAGCCTAGTCCATCAAATGGAGATCCCGCAACTGAATGTGCGTGAAGACCTACAAATTTAATCTTGGGGGTTTTTCTCATTTGTTATAACCACAGGTGGAGTTAAGAGAGAAGTCTGATGCTTCATTTCAACAGGTTGATTATAACAGTTCTCGATCAAAGAGTCAATGAAATACTTCTGATCGAGTGAAAGATTTTTGTAAAAATCTGGTAGTTCTGCGTTTGTTTTTGCGTGATAGGGGATTTCGTCATAGATGATTTCAAATAATCTCATTTCGTTTTTCTCCTTGTGTTGTTTTTTAAACTTGTTCGTCCTCGAACTAAAAGTGAATGTTCGCTTAGGTTTCACTTTGTTCCTCCTCGTGAATCCCCAACACTTCCAGATCTCCCAAGAGATGCCTTTGTGCTCTGGATTTTTCTCCAGACCAGAAAACTTCTATCATAGATGGCATTGGAGGCACACATACTACTATGCCAAGCCTTCCCCATAGCTTATCTTTTACCAAATCACCGACTTTCATTATCTTCC